AAACAAGTCGGTCGGGCCAGCCCGATGAGCCGGAATTCCACTTCTCACACAAGCCACCACGCTTTTTAACCTCTCTCACTAATTTCTGTTCAATATATTTTTCACGCATCGCTCACCTCCATCATTCTTAACAGGTGTGCAGGTCGAGTACCTCGTTCCGTAAAACTCTCTTAAGCAGATTTTTAATCAAATTCTCCCTAAAGGGACTTTTATGTAGTGAGGTTAACGACCTACACAAAATGGCTTTTTCTTACTCCAAAAAATCCTGTCCTTCCTTAAGCTTTAATCCCACGACCTGCACTCCGGTATTCTTGCGGATTCGGTTGTAGCCAGCCTTATCCATCGAAGAATAGAAGTCTGTCGTACTTCGGATATATTCACCGTTCTGCATGCAATATGCTCGATAAGCCTGATACAGCTCACCCGACTTTTCTTTATATGACGGATCAATCTCACAGCATTCCTCCAGGAACTGCCCAAGCCAGTCATTGTCCTCGCGGTAAGCCTGAATAGCAGCTTCTACTACATCCGGAAGTGATGTATGGAAATCCTTATCAATCGCCTTCTTTGCACCCTCGATAATCCAGCTCATAATTGCAGGACCTGCATGCTCAAACAGATAATCCGCATAATTCTTGATGTCACTTTTACCTGTAATCTTTGCATTGAAGGGAATGACCACCAGCCTTCTCCAGATACCGTCATCATTGGCTCCCACCTTCGGGAGATGGTTCGTATAGAGAACCAACGTATGTGACGGAACAAAGGAAAATGGATCCTTGTACTTCTTCTCCGCCTGAATCTCATCTGTAGAACAAAGCTGCTTTACCACAGCGGTATTTAATCTCATTCCTTCTTCCATTTCCGAAGAAATAATGAGGCGCTTGCCCTTAAGCTCCGCCATCTCCGGCTTCACATTTCGCTTACAGTTCATGGTCAATGCCTCAGCAGAAAGCTTTCCTGCATAATTGCCAAGCACTCTAAAAATGGTATTCCAGAAGGTACTCTTACCATTGGCACCACCGCCGTAAGCAATAATCATATGCTCCTGATAAACCTTACCGATTGCAGCCATGCCAACTGTCTCCTGCACATAATCAATCAGCTTCTGATCCTTACAGAAGAAAAGATTCAGGGCATCCAGCCATATCTGCTTTCCTTCCTCTCCCGGTGAACACGCAGTAATCTTTGTAATAAGATCCTCCGGATTATGTGGCTGTTCTCCTGCAAGCCCTTTTCTAAGGTCATAGGTTGCATATGGCGTATTAATGAGATTCTCGTTCTTATCCAGGTCAGATACTGAAATAGCAATCATCGGCTTTGCCGTATTTGCTGCAGATACGATGTATTTGTAATCACGTCTCTTCTGAACAAATTTCAGATAAGTCTGAGCACCCATCAGCATGTAAACCAACGGAATCAGTTTTCCGTCCACCTCTTTCAGAAGCTCCTTTGGACCAGCGTGAATAGATTCCTTCGGTACGCCTGCATCCTCCAGAGCCTTTTCAACTCTTGCCACTTCATCCATAGCATCCTGAAGCTGCAGATCCAAGAATTCCTCAACAGCACCAATCGCCATCTGCTTATCCTCTCGCCAACACTCACCATCGAATCTTAAAAAGTCTGTAGCACTCGTATATTTGAGTTCATTTCCATACTCTCGAACTAATACCTTTGCCTGTCCGATATCCGAATAATCTTCAGGCTTCAATGAAGCACTTTCAAAATCTGTATTATATTCATCAGGCGGTACGTACCCCTCCTGATTCACGATACTTTTCTTGAAGAACTTCACTGCGCTGTTCCAGATAGTCTTAAGCTCCGACTCCGGTAGCGGCGGATCACATTTCTTTGCATGTTCTAAGAATGCCTCGTGGGCTTTTTCCGTAATTCCATAGCGTTTCAGCACACGCCCGGCAAAACGGCTCATAGTATTATTTCTGCTACCTTCCAGAATCTGCCCACCAGATGCGCTCTCCGAATCCTCGGAATCAAAATCTTCTTCCTCAGCTACCTGACTGACATCAATTTCTTCATCAATAGTCATCCAGCCATCATGTACCCATACTTCTTCACAATCAGCACCGAAGATAAATCTTGCTGCGTCTAAAGCATTTCCATCAAAGAAGGGATACTCCTTCTGTAATGCCTTCTTCAGATTTCCGTACACTTCTGCATCTGTAATCTCTGAAATAGGAAAATAGATGTGATATCTCGGTCTGGCCGACTTCCCCTCCTTTGGAAGCAGATGATGTCTACTGGAAGCAAGCATATATTCCATATCAGGGAATATTCCCTCCAGCTTCTCAGCTGTAATCCACTCTGCCGGTTCCTCTGAATGGTCATTATCAATATCCATGACAATCACATCTGAACGAATGAAATTACCAATACCTCGATAGTTTCCTTTGTACTCTGCGCAAACATGATCTGCCTTCACCGCCTCCCGAAGCTGCTCCGGCGTGACTACTGTCACCTTATTGGGATAGCTACAGTTTGCGGCTTGACCAATGCAGTTTGCTGTAAAAATCGTTACCTGCATATCTCAAACCTCGTTTCTAAAAAAGTAAGGAACAAAATCCTCCTAACTTCCTAAGCGCGTTTGACCTGCACTTTTCCGGTTGAATTAAAAAAATATTTACAAAGCAACAGCCAGAGCAGCATCGCTTCCTTATATAAATAAAAAATGCCCTGGCTCTTTTCAAAACTTTTTCAAAAAAATTATGCTCCCGACCGGAAAAACAATTTCCAGATGCGCTTAGGAAGATAGAAAGGCACGAAAGCCATTCGGAAAGTGAGGTACTGCAGATGCAGACAGAAACGATTGATAAAAGCCAGCAGGCCACACCACAGATTGAGGAAGAGCTCATTGATACTCTTATCGCAATCAGCATTGTAGCTAAGCGACTGGCAGCCAATCTAAGACAACAGAATACAGAAAACGGAGGAAAACAAGATGAGCAAAATGAGTGAATTATCGCAGGTGCTTGATGAAATGATTGCCTGCGGCGAAGGAATGATCAAAGCTGCTAACGCAATCAAAGACATCTTCTCTTCTACCGAAGAAGCACCCGAAAAAAAAGAATCCAAGTCAATCAAGAAAGCTACTAAGGTTTCTGAACCGGCTAAAGCAAAGGAAACACCAGAACCTACCTATACCAAGGAAGATGTTCGTGCAGTACTCGCTTCCAAATCAGCCGCCGGATATAAGAAGGAAGTCAAAGAGCTTCTTGAGAAATATGGTGCTCAGCAGTTAAAGCAGGTAAATCCTGATGACTATGCAGCCATTCTTAAGGAAGCAGAGGTGATTGGAAATGCCTAAACATGCATACCTTTCCGCTTCTGCCAGTCACAGATGGTTAGCCTGCCCACCAAGTGCAAAGCTCTGTGCCAATATTGCGGATCAAACATCCAAATATGCACAGCAGGGAACCGATTGTCATGAGCTGTGCGCCTACCTTGTAGAAAAAGCTCTTGGCAGAGCTGTCACTGATCCGACAGAAAACC